TGACTCAATTGCAGCATTTCTTGTTATAGCAGAAACAGCTGGTAAAACATCGTCAAATATCGACATAAATTCTTGTGTTGCAACTCCTGTACTAGCAATTGATTTCTTTAATGCAGCTATTTCGTGCTGAGATTGCATTCCTAATGTTGCCATCATTGCATGCCATTTACCAGCTTCTGATGCAACTATACCTGTTGATGCTCCATTAATTCTTGTTAGTCCTGGAATATTTGGAAGGTCTGACTCTGCATATATCTGTGGGTTAGCGCCAATCTTTTGATTTACAGGAATTGATCCAGGAACCATTCCAAAGAAGGTTTGGTTTAATCTTTCTGTTTCTGACATTGTTCCTCTAGGGTTCATATGTGAACTTGCTCTAGAGTATGATGGTCCAACTAATGGATGATTTTTATCAACTACTCTTGCACCCGCACCCGCTTCTTGTACAAGGTTTCCTGCCATTGTTCTTACTGCTGGTGCTACAGAAATTGAACCAGCCGCAGCCTTTGCCTCTAATACAGAAAATTCATCAATAAGATTTCTTAACGCTAATTGTAAAACTCCTGCTGCTTTTGCATCGCTATAAAGAGTTTGCTCAATTAAACTTCCAGCTTTTTCTGCTGCTAAAATTTCTGGGGTTAAATACTTCCATCCTTCTCCACCCTTAAATAGGGCTTTCATATGGAATACACCCTTTACAATATATCCAAAGAAGTTGGCAAGCACACCAGTTAACATAATAAGAGGTCCAGCAATTGCAGTAAGTCCTCCGAATAGTGTCAGAACTTGCTTAAGTGGTTTTGGAAGGTTGCTTACAAAATCTATTATCTTTGTTACTACATTAATTAATGTGCTATTAATATTTAAAAATGATTCGCCTATTGTTGCAAGCTCTGCTTTAAGGCCTTCTACTGCACGAGAATATCTTCCAGATGCAGACTCTGTAACCTGCTTTAATTCTCGATCTGCTAGTGCGCCTAGATCCTTTGTACTTGCCTTCATCAAGTCTAATACCTGAAGCGTCTGACTTCCCTGCTTGCCAAGGTTTTCAAACAAAGCATTCATTCTTGCAAACTGGAATTTACCGAAAAGGTTTTCAATAGCCTGCTGCTTTTTTAATGGATCTAAATTATCTAAAGCTGATTGCAATGCAAGAAGCATGTCTGTTGTGCTGCCAGCATTTTCATTTACTATTCCTAGTAGGTCTATACCAAATTCTTTAAACTGCCCAATAGACTGCTTAGTTGGATTAATTAAAGATGCAAGACCTGACTTTAATGCATTTGCACCTTCCGAAGCATTAATTCCGCCTTCTCTCATTGCTGTTAAATATAAAGCTAAGTCTTTAACGTCTCCGCCAAGACCTTGAATTACTGGGCCCGCTTTTGGAATTGCTTCAACTAAATCTGCAAGGCTTGTTGAAGTTTGGTTTTCAACTGCGTTGAGGAAGTTAATTGAGTCTGTAAGCTCTTCGGTATTTTGTTTAAATGCAGATTGAATAGCTAATGTAGCCTTCATTGCTTCTGCTCTGTCAACTTCACCAAGGACTGCAAGTCTTGTGGTTTCTTCGATTGAACCAATTAACTTCTGTCCCTTTTGTCCAGTTGCAGCAATATCTGCACCAAGGGCTAATGTTTCTCTATAAGATGCGCCTAAGTTCTTTGCAAGTGACTTTGCTGTTGCTTCTACTTCTCTTCTTACTTTAGTTAATTCTTCAGCAGTTGTTCCAGCAGTATCTCCGTAAACCTTTGTTAATCTTACTAATTCTGCATCTGCTGTTCTAAAAGCATCTGCAGCAGCTTTACCAAATGCAGCTATGGGAAGTGTTAATCCAACTGTTAACTGACGTCCAGCCCACTGTGTATTTTTACCCCAGTTAATAAGTTGACCAGCGCCTTGCTGAACAACCTTATTTAATATCTGAAGCTCTTGTCTTGCAATTGCAGTTTTATTTTTTACTTCATCAAGTCCTCTTGGAACCTGTACGTTAAACTGCATAAGCCCTTGAGCATTTCTGCCTAAGGGCTGTATGATTGAGTTTTGTAAAGCTACTTGTTGCTTAGCAAGCTCTCTTACAAGACCTCCTGAGGTCTTAGTGTGAGTCTGCATTGTTTTAAAATACTGATTAAGCTTAAGCTGTCCTGAGTCTAAGTTTTTACCAAACTTTTCTACATCTGAGTTTAAGCTAACGAAGTGTGTTGAAAACTGTCCTGTACTTCTGAGTGTATCAGAAAAGGATCTATTCATTACAGCAATTTGATTTGCAAACATCTTGTTTGATGCTGCAATTTTTTCTTGAAGTTTAGATAAAGAAGCAGTTACTTTATGAACGTCTGCAATAAGACTGGAAAAATCCGCATCAGCGGTAATTCTAGTTCTTACTTGGTCTTCAGCCATTTATATTACTCCTTAGAATATCCTAGCCCTGCTCCAATTCCAAATCCCGCTTCTGCAGCGAACTGGCCTTGTAATGAAGTAATGTCTGTTGCGTCTGCTTCTATTCCTAAAGCTTTTCTTCTGACATCTTCAAAGGTAGGACCTTCTTGTTTATCTTCATCCACATCCAAATCAACTCCTTGCATTGCTGCCAAAAATTTCTTATGGTCTGTGTCCTTCTTTTGTGCTGATTTCAATGTTTGAATTAATTCTGGCATTGAAAGGTTTTCTTCTAGTTCTTCGTAATTCTTCCAGTGTCCTAAAAGAAAAACTTCTCCTTCTAAAGCGGCAAGATCTAGTTCTGTCCAGCCAGAACCGCTGCCGCTAGTTGGTTTGGGTCGTCCAACTTAATACCACCACATACTTCAAGTATGCGGTTAATGGTTGGAACATCTAGAGCATCCTCTAGCAAATCTCTATCTGCTACCAAATCTGGTAGCTGCTTTTCTAGTGCTACTCCACATGCATCGATTAAGATATCAAGTGTTTCGTCTTCTGTTGTTGCATCCGCTGTTCTTTGAACTGCGATCATAAACTTGCGTAGCTCTTTAATTGATAGTGGTTTCAACTTTACTGTTGCACCATTTTGTAGAGTAATTTCTTCTACGCTATATACTGTAGTTGCCAATTTAATCCTCCTAGGATCTAGTCTCAATTATTATAACATATAGATATTACCACTACAAACAGAAAGCCCTCCATTTCTGGAGGGCCCTGTTAATTAATAAATTAATTATGCTAGAACTCGGTCAATAATCTTACCGTACTCTGAACCTGTATAATTAGCGTCTGGAAGCAGACGGAATGTTACTGGGAAAGTAGTTGGTGTATTACGAGCCAATGAGAACTGTGACTGTTGTACAGACAAAACACGACGTGCATAGTATACACGCTCTGTTGTTGCTGAAACCTCAGATGAAGTTCCCTTTGCTAGTGTTGGTGCTTGACCAACCGCAAATAGCTGGCGCTCTGTTGGCTGAATACCAAGAGCTCCTGCCTCAAGACCTAATGTAAGGTCTCTATCATCTGCACCTGTTGCACCCTTTGTTGGGTATGCATCTGTTGATGCTGCACCATTCTTTGTAAGTGTTGATGCACCCTGTCCAAATACTGCTAGAACGTTTGCAAGTGTTCCTTCTGCTAATTCTGTAGCAATCATAACTTCCATTGCAGACTTGAAAAGCTTAGCTGTATCAAGAAGCTGATCTACTGTTACTGAATCGTATGTTGGATTGTAAGTAATTTGAAGACCGTTGTTTGTATAACCTACGTTACGAACCTTATCTGAAGCTGCTAGTGTTGTAGCTGCAGATGTTCTTGCAGCAAACGCAATACCAGCTGAATCTAGAAGATTTTCTGTGTATGTTGGGTCTGTTGAATCCTTAATTGATACGTATAGTGGTGACGCACCAACAAGGATATTCTTTGCATTGTTAAATGCCATTGTTTTACCTCCTGTTTTTTCAAAATAATATTAAGTTGTAATTAAAACCTTTGGCTGGCTAGGCCGTTCCTCTGATCTAATTTTAGTGTATAATTCGCCCAAAGGCAAACCCTATAGGAAGCGCCCATTTGTGTCTGATATACGTGCATATTTAATTTCTAAAATTACATCTGCTGATAGGAACCCCTGAAGCTCTTCTGATGGGGAGGTAGGAGATATCTCAGATATAAAGATGCTATAGAACTTAAACTTGTCTGAGACCCCAGACCATAGATTAATGTCTTTTGCTGACTCATCCATTCTTCTAAATAGGTCAGTCATAAAGTTTCTAATTTGGTTAATTTGAGAAACATCTGTTGAATATATAGTAAACAATACCTGCTCACAGCAAATAGCCCAGTTATCTTCATAAGACATTCCAATCTTGTCATATACCAGATGAGGCTTTCCGCTTAAAAATTGATTTAGCTCAGGAGCCTGCTGTACTGGAATAATAGGAACAATTGCTTCTCCTATATTATCTGAATAGTAATCATTTTCTTCAAGTATTCCGATTGTTAGAATTTGATCCCATAAGTACTTTCTAACTTCAAGGACTGCGTCTAGCTTATAGTCAGTAGTCATAGTGCTCCTCCAAATGCCTGGGTCAATGCAATATCTGCTTGAGACCTAATAGAATTACCAGAAAATGAATATTGAACTCTTTTAATGTTAGATGGAACAGACAATGCCTTTGCCATTGATGCATTAAATATCTTTTGAAAGCCAGATCTTTTAATTGATTCATTAACTAATTGACCGCTAAAATATCTTGAATAAAGTAAATCAAAGGAGTTCTTCACAGATGGTCCTCCTGGCCTTTTAACGGTCACTGAAGCCCCTTTAGGCATGAATACGGTCATTCCATCTATATTGAATACAAGTCGCTCTGCTGACCTAGGAGATATCTGTATGGCCTCTCCACGCTCCATGACTGAAGCTTTATTAGCAAATACGTGTTTGCGTCCTCTTAACTTTGTTGGCACAGCGCTTTTAGATGGAATAAATTCATAGCTTAATGAAAATGAAAGCCCATCTTGTGATAACTTATTTATTTTAAAAAGTCTTGATGTTGGCTGACCAGCCTTCTTCCATTCGTATACATGGTGTAAGGATTTTGGTTTAATTCTAGCTTGTGCATCTATGTACGCTGGAAAATCTTTTTGAATCTGATCAAATATGGTTTTTGTAAACTTAGCCTGAAATGCTTTATTATTTGTTAGCTTGGCTATTACATTAGCCTCGTAATATATGTATGCAGAAACTTGTGCAACTGTACTGTCCTTGAATATAGGATTATCACGATTACCAACGACTAGCCTTTCTAGGCCAGACGCTGCTTGAACTAACATTGCACTAGAGTCCAATTTGCTGATTCTCCGATCTCATTACAGATGTATTAAATCCCATTGTTTTACCAAATGGGTCTGTTATTGGTGTAGATCCAATAACTTCAAAAACTGTAGAAGTCTCAGTGGGAAAGTCTAATTCTTTCCAAATAACGTTGTTCTGAGAGTCACGTATATTTGTAATCTTTTCTCTTGTTGTGAGCCTATCCATTGTTCTTATTTGGACAATCTGCTCATTCTTATATTTATTGCTAAAAATCTGGCTGTCGCTGCTTCTGGTAGTTGCCGAATTACTGATAACCCCCTTTGCATGGCATCTAACTGTCTTATAAAAAATCCATTCTTTTTTAATAGCGCCAGTGTTTGGGTCTTGAGAATCTATTTGTCGATAGACATCTAGCTTCATTGATAATAGCGAGTCTATTAAATCGTTCATTAAATTATTACCGATTTAGTTATGACGTAATCAGCTAAAAGTTGGTCTGCATGCAAATTGCCTGTGCCGCTTAAAGCAAGGCTATTGTAATCAAAGCTCCAGTCAAATGTCTGAATTGCTTTTATGTACTTGTTTCTCCATTCTTTATCTGCAGAGAAGAAATCTTTCATGAGCTCAATACATGCTAACTCAACTTCGTCTGGAACTCTATCCCATCCAAACTGTCCAGCAACTTTATATTTTACCCCATCGCCAAATGCTCCGTATCCGTAATCATTGATAGATGGTGGAACCATTCCGTTAGCAATATATACTGTGTTGTCTAACATATTTGCACGGTTGATTCTAATACCATATCCTGTTTCTGATATTTGAACATTGTAGCCCCAATTATTAACGTTATTAATTCCGTCATATAAAAGGACATCATTTATGTAAAGCTCATGTAATTCATTTAATTTAATTGGAAGTGGAAGAACGTCTGATCCAGAACCATAAACAGTCTGGATATCATCATATAAATAAAAGTTCTGCCCTGTATAGTTCTCTATCTTTTTACGTGCATATCTTTCTGCCATCTTTAAATCTTTAAAAGATTTATACATTGGGTCAGAAGGATCAGTGCTTGTTCCAAGATACAGTGATGCCTGGCTAAAATTTGCATAAGGTGTTACAACAAAAACATTATGAGTTGAAGATACTGGAGAAGAGCTGACGTTATATTCCCACACAAGCTTTAATGTTTTATTTCTGTTAGTAATAGTTAACGGAAGATAAACATTATATAACCCAATGTTAGTTTCATCCTTTTCTGCAGTTAAAGTTTGCAGAAGGGTGCTTGGGTTAATAGATGGGGAAATAGCTGGATCTTCTGTTATATCATAAATCTTAACAGAAGGAAGGGAGTCTGAGTCTACAACTTCTCCTCTCCAAAATACCTGGTGTGGGATTGGTGAGTTAGTTCCTACTAAGATCTCCATTTATATCTCCTCGTACTGCTTAGTTGTAGAAGTCTTGAGCTTCCTTTGGTGTTGCGATTCTAAATCCTTCTTCTGCATCAAATATGCTCTGTGCATCTTTTTCTGACATTGCTACAAATGGATGTTCTTTTGTAAAGGTGTGTCCCTTAATGTCGTATCTATAGTTTGCTCTAGTCATTCGTACTAAAACAGTATTTGGTGTCTGCTCCTTATTTGGATCAAACTTTGGAAGAACCTCGATCATATCTTCCTCTTTGACATCTTCTAGTGTCTTTAGTGTCTTTTGGTATACAGACCATGTTACGCCTTCTTCTGTTAGTGCCGCTATTACGTCTGTCTTGTTCTTTAGTCCTTCTGTTTCAACGCCGAAATCCTCAGCGACCTTTTTTAATTCGGATACTTTTAATGTATCAAATGACATGGATTTACTCCTTTTTCTAGGTAAAACAATTATAGCATTATTAAATTAAAATGAAAAGCCCCCAAAATTAATTGGGGGCCTTTCTTGCAAGCCTAAATCCTAATTAGGAAGCGACCTTAACGTTCTTAACAACGACCCATGCGTCAGCTTGTTCGATCTGAACGCCAACACGAGTGAACATTGTGTACTCAATTGAGTCCTTCTTTGGCCAGAAGAAACGATAAACAGTAACATCACGCTTAACACCAATAACTACGTTATTTGGGAATGTCAAGTGGATATCTCCGTGATCGCCAGATGGTGAAGAATAGTCACCAGTCTGTGTCTCCTTTAGAAGTGGAACTTCAACGATTGGAATACCGAATGCGTATGGAGCAACATAACCTGCTGGTCCACCGACTACTGGAACATCTCCACGGATGATACCTGAAGCGATATCCTGTGGGTTAACATTCTGGATGTTTTGTGATGTTGAGTATAAGTAATCCTGAATCAAGTTTGAACCTGATAGGAAGCGAAGGTCTGTACGACGTTGCTTGTACTTACGTGGAAGTGCCTTAAGTGCTGAGTTAAATACTGCACGAGAAATTCCCGCACCAGCTGCATCGACAACGTGACCGTTAGCCTTTGCCTTCTTAACTACACCGTCAAATGACTTGTAAAGATTGTCTGAAGACAATGCTGTATTTCCGTTAAGAACTACATCTTCAATATCGTTACCTGCCTGTGTTGCCATCAAACGTGCAATGTGATCTTCAAGATCTGCACCCTCGATGTTGTCTTCTAGAGACTCTGTTGAAAGCTCCCAATCTAAACGAAGCTTCTTTGTTGTTAGAGAGATCTTTGAGAAAGTTACTGCTGAATTTGCAGAAGTATCTTCACCTTCAGTTGCGAGCTTCATAAGCTTCTCGCCTACTGACATACGATCAATCTCTGTTGTATCTGCCTTCATTCGGACTGTACGGGCGACCTTACCAATTACGGTAGCATCGAACATATAATCTAGAAATCTAGCTGATTGTTCTGGATTTAGCAAACCACCGTTACCATTTTCTGATGCACGGTGTACTCCTGTTCCACCAGTTGTGGATGCAAAAGTACCTGTAGCTGTAGCTCCAGCTGCTGCCTTTTCTAATAATTCATTACTCATTTATTTCACCTACCTTATTTGATTAATTCGTGTACGGAACCGAGGAAAGAACCGTTCCAAGTTGATTTTGATTTTTGTAAAACTTCCTGAGACCCGCCAAGGTCACTGGACTTCTTAATTGCTGTATCGCCTTCTACGGCATCTACACGCTTCTCAACATTGTTGAGTGTGTTGTTAATATCTGCAACTGCCTTTGAAAGGGTTGCATTTTGTTCTGCCAATTCTGTAATCTTTGTTTCAACACTCTTAGTTAAAGACTCTACTGAGTCCTTGATTGCTGAAACTTGAGCAGCATTTAGTTCTGCTGACTTGTTTACAGTTTCTGAGAAAAAGTTCTTAATGTCGCCTAGCATCTTTGCAAAATCAGGTTCATCAACCTCAACTTCTGATACGTCGGCTGCTTTTTCCAGAGTTTCGGCAGGAGCGTCTGCTGCTGCATCTTCTGCAGGAGCATCTTCGACTACTGGTGCTGCTTCTTCAGCAACAACTGGAGTCTCTTCTACGGTTGCTTCTGCTGCTACTGCATCTTCTGCAACTACGTTTTCGTCATGATGTGACACTTCATTACCTCCTTCTGCGTTTGCCTGTTTTGCAATTGTTTGTGTATCAGGCAACGACAATCTTGA